GCCTCAGACCGTGCGGCCTGCTTGGCCTCCTCGATGGCCCGCTCGGTCTCGCTCATGGCGGCGATCCGGGCGTCCTCGGCGGCCTTGGCGGCGGCAGAGTTCTCGTTGGCCTTCGTGCGGTACTTCGCGTTCTCCTTGCGGAGTTCCTCGACGTACTCGCGACTAAAGGTCTCGGGCTCGGCCTCCGGGGCCTGCTCGGTGCCGGTCTCGTTCGCCTGCTCGGGTGCGGTCTCGCTCATTGCGTTGCCCTCCTGGGGCTTCGTTGCTTGGTACTGCCAGCCGCGCCACCTGGGCGCGGAAGTCACAAGATGTAGCCGTAGAGCCGCAGCAGCCTGATCGCGTCCTCGCGGTCCTTGGCGTACTGGTAGATCGACTCGGGGCGGAGCCGGACGAGGCGGGTCGGATTGGCTCTGCGCCACTCCGCGCGCTTCGTAGTGCCCTCGGTCGTCGCCTTGACCTTGTGGCCTAGAACGGTCGGGGCGATGAGTCCGCGCGACGAGTTGATGACCTTGGTGATGTCGGCGCCGTCATTGATCGCCTTGGTCTCGGCCACGGTCAGGTCACTGATATAGCCCTTGTCGAACGCCTCGCGCGGCGAGAACACGTAGCCCTCATCGTGCGCGTCCTCCCACTTGTCGACCGGGACCATCACGCAGTCGCAGAGCGGGTGGCGCTCGAAGTGGTCGAGGTCGCGGTAGACCCGGCCGGCCAGCGGAACGCACCGCTTGCAGGACGGTGGATTGAGGACTCGCACGTAGTTCGTCCAGTCGGGGCGAGCCACGAACTCCGTCTGTGACGCTGAGCGACCCGCATCCTGGATCTCGGAGACGATCAGCTGCTCGACCGACGCCATGAAGTCCTGCGCGTCGGCCCACCAGTTGTCGGGCAGGGCCTCTGCTGGCGCCGGGACGAACTTGTCGATCGTCGCGATGATCGGCTCGACCACCGGGAAGCCCGCCGACGAGACGCCGGCGAACGCCGCAGCGTTGACCAGCGGTGTCGGCGACTCTGCGAACAGGGCCACCGACTGCGACGAGGCCGAAGCGGAAGCGAGCTGGTAGGTGGCGACGGTCGTAGCAACCTCGGTCAGCGGAGCGTTTCGCGAGAACAGGAGTCGAACCGCCCGAAGTGCCGCGGCTGCGATGCGGCGCTGACGCTCGTAGTGGCTACGCGCCTGCGACAGGCTGGGCGTTGCCACCGGCCGCGTCCTTCAAGATGGCCTGCGCGAGTGGGTCGAGCGCCGCGTGGGCGTCGTCCTCCTCGAGCCGCTTGATCTGCGTCGCCGAGTAGCCGACGTCCTCGCGAGCCTGACGCCTGGACGCGATGCCCGACACGAGCCGCTTGACGGCTGCGTCAGTGCGCTCGCCCTCGGTGCGGTACTGCGGGTCCGTCCAGATCGTCTCCATGCTCTCCTCGTCGCCGGCAGACAGGCCAGCAAGCGACCGCGCGAGGCGCATGGCCTCCTCGGCAGCCTCGCCCCACGGGCGACGTCGCTGCGTCACCTTCGACACCAGACCCGACTCGGACGCCTTGAGCGTCTCGCCGTTCACGTTGGACATCTCGCCCAGGAGGTACTGCGCAGGCGTGCGGGAGCGAGAGGCGATGTCCTTGACGTCCTCACGCTTCGCAGCCGAGTACGGGTCGAGCGGAGCCGCTTCCCACTGGCCGAACTTGGTCTCCTGGACCTCGGTCGTGACCATGCGGTTGCGGCCGACGTCGATCGTGTTCGGGTTGCCGTCGTCGTCCTCGTTCGGCCAGGCAACCGCCCACTTCTGCGGGAAGGCGCCGTAGTCCTGCGTGATGAGCCGGTCGGCAAGCGTCTTGTTGATCCGGTCCTGAATGTCGGTCAGGTCGAACATCTCGGAGACGCCGCCAGTGAGCAGCCGCGGGTTGTTCGGGATCTCGATGAGGGGCAGCTTGTCCATGCCGCCCGGCGCCGGCCACTTCTCGCCCTGCACCTCGCGCGGTCGCCAATTCTTGACCTCGCCACCCGACTTCGGCTTGTCGGCGCGGTACTTGTAGAGCCAGAGCTTGCCGCCGTCCATCAGGTACAAGGTTGCGTGAACCTCGCCCGTCCAGTCGTCGTCCCAGACCTTCAGGCCCGCCTTGCGCACGCGGCGGTTCGTGCCCGGCTCGTACTCGACGACGCACTGCGAGGCGTGCTCCACCCACACGTGCGGCGTCTTCGGGTCAGCCTTGTTCGGGGCGACGAGGAAGAACGAGCGACCACCGATGAGTGCCTCGAGCCACGCCTGATCCGAGTCGGAGTCGAGATTGTTGGCCTGCCAGATGCGCCAAGTGTCATCGTCGGCAGCCTCGCCGAAGCGGAACCCCTCGACGGACGCACGCTCCGCGGTCGCGTCGCACACCAGACCCATGTAGTTCGAGCGGGTCATGCGCAGGATGCGGCGGAACTCGTCACGCGCCTGCGGGGCGAGCCAGGGCAGCGGGTGATTGCCGGTGTAGTAGTCGTCAAAGAAGACCAACTCGTCGAGCCCACCAATGAGGCGCTTGTAGAGGCGGGCGACCCACCAGTCCGGGGAGAGCGGCTGCGCAGCGTCAGGCACGACGTCTCCTCATCAGTAGGCGGATGCGCGTCCCTTGACGCGGGTGAGCTTCTTGCGCCCCGAGGGCCAGCCGGCAGCGGTCACGTCACCGTGCGCCTCGTGGGTCAGGATCGAGATGACGGCCAGGTCGATCTTTCGGCCATCGCCCGGCTTGGACAGGACGTAGCGGCCATTCATGCGGGGCGCGCGGCGGGCGTTGCTGATGTGCTGTGCCGTGTCCTCACAACCGTCGTGCGTGAACGTCGAGTCCTTCTTGTTCACGTCCGTCACCAGGCGCTCGGCAGCGGCGTGCATCGGACGGTCACGGAAGGTGGGCCAGCGAATGATGACCGAGTCGCCGTACATCTCGGCCCACGAGTCGATCTCAGTAGCCCAGTACGGCGGATCGGCATAGACGCGGGCCACGGCGAAGTGGTCGATCAGGTAGTCGAGACCTGCGGCGACCTCAAGCCGGGGAACCTGACCGCCATAGTCGGCCGGATTCCACACCATCGGCTTCCCGTCGGGGAACCTCGGCGTGAATTGATGGCCCTCGCGCGTCTCGCAGCGAAAGCCCGACCAGTCGTCCACGTCGGAGCCGTCGAAGCCGACCACGACCTGAGTCCCGGCCGGCACCTCGGCGACCGCCTTGCGGGCATCCCAGGCGTCGCGAGTGATCCACGAGCCGAGCCCAGCGACGATCCGGTTGCCGTAGAACCGTTCCGCCTGCCCGGGGTCCTTCTCCATCAGCTCGGCAGCCTCGGCCTCGATGCTCGCAAGATTGACGTGCGGCGAGCCCTCGTAGTTGAAGCGGTGGATCTTCGCCCGGTCGGCCTTGACGCTGTAGCGCAAGTCCGACGGGGGAGCCTCGTAGAACTTGAAGATGTCGGCCGCCTTGGACTCATAGGTCCGCTGTGCCACCGACTGCTCCGAGGGGTCCCAACAGTTCGTGGTCTCCATCGAGCGACCACCCATGCCCGCGAGGCCGCGACGCATCGTCTCAGCGACCTTGATGAGCTTGTTCTGCGCCGTGTAGAGCTGCGTCTCGTCCTGCAGCGCGAACGTGATCGGGTTGCCCAGTCGAGACATGGCGCTCGAGGTGACCACGTCGATCCGGCCGTCGTTCGGGAGGCGGATGAAGCCCTCACGAACGAGCATCTGCTCCGAGAGGTACGGCCCACGGGCCATCGCCTGCAGCGGGCGGTAGACGTTGTCGACCTGATCCTCAGACGTGGCGAGCAATTGGATCAGCGGAGTCGGCCAGGGCATCCCCATCGGCTCGCCCGCCTCATAGGCGTAGGTCCAGCCGCACGAGCAGCCATGATCGGCGCAGCGGTAGACCTCTCCGCCCTCGGCCCAGCCGGCGAACAGCGTGGGGCCGACCGCCTCACCGCAGGTCATCACCGCGGCAAATGGACCCTTGCCGACCTTCTGGCAAGCGACGCACTGCGTTCGACGATTGTGGAAGGCAGCCGAGCGAGTCGGATAGCCCTCGTTGTCGAACGGGACCGCGTCAGGCTTCACGCGGTAGTGGTTGACCGTGATCCACAGTTGCCAGTCGTAGTGAACCCACGCCGTGCCCTTGCGGAAGCCGTCGGGGATGATGCAATGCCGCTCGTGCCACGCCGGGACGATCCACAGAGTCGGGAAGTCAACCGAGTAGGTGCTACGCGCTCCCACGGTTGAGCCGGTCCTTGATGCTCGTCACGCTTGCCTGAGCCTGCTCGACAGCAGCAACGGGAGTGTCAACGACGCGGACGATCTTGATGCCGGCCCGCAACTGCGAGTCGGGCGTCAGGTAGAGGTTCGCCATCATCTGATTCAGCGACTTGCGATCCTCGGTGCGCGCCTTCGGCTGCTCGGCCTCGGCGAACATGCGGACAGTGAAGGCGACGTAGTGATGGGTGTGCGCGTCCTCCCACAGCACGGCGACCGGCTCCGCCCACCATGCCTCCCACAGCTCGAGCTCGCGGGCAGACGGCTCGACCAACGGCCACTCGGGCGCGGGAGCCTGACGGCCGGCAGCGTCGAGCTTCGTCCAGTCGCGCTTCTCACTGCGCCCAGAGTTCGGGTCGGGTGGCGGGCCAGAGTGTGCGCGCGCTCCACCTCGGGGCATGGTCATCATCTCCTCGGCGGCACCAGGCCGCGTCGGTGGTCACGCACAACCTCTAGTTATGCGTCTGGTGGTATGAAGGCGACCCTATGAACCCGTCGCGGGTCCTGAAGCCC